CTAAAGGTAAGATGATGGAAAATAACACGGTTTCTGAAAGCCTCTACAACTTCCAGCATAATAAAGATATTTTGGAAAGGCCAGAGGAAGACGATTTAAGCGATGCAGAGATCGACGCGATCTACAGAGACATTAGTTTGAGTGCGAAGAAGGTGCCATTCAAGATGGTCACATGAATTGGATCAAAGTTCAGGATAAATGGCCTAAATGCTGCGAAGACATTCTCTTCACCGACGGCAAGAAGGTTTACAAGGGCTGGCTGGAAGCGTATGAGCTGGGCGAAGATGCCTTATTCTATAACGATGCGTTTGGAAGACTGGCTGAAAACTGGCCAGAGCATATTACGCATTGGATGCCACTACCCAACCCACCGGAGGAATAATGCAGATCTACATAGTAGCGACCGCAGAAAAGAGTGAAGATGGCGGAATGACTATCGCCTACAAGAAAAGTTTATTTTTAGTTAAAAGTTCAGCTTTTGAAGAAGTAATGAAATTGGGAGAAAGCGCTTGCGCCATGGAATTCGTTTTCCATAATTCTTGGAATTTGGATGAAATTAAAAAGTTTAATGAAAACAAATAAATTAATTCAGATTTATTTCGTTGCAATAATTATCTCTCTATTCTTATAACCTCCTTTTTTCAACCAATAACCAAGGAGGTTATATGTCATCATCGTCATCAGTATCATCAACATCATCGTATATTGCTTCGCTAGCACAAGTGTGGAGCGAACAATTATCATCTAGAGAGCGTCAAATCGCGCACGAAGAATCCCGTGAGGCGATCACACATGATTCTATCACATGCCTCCCCTACGACAAACCATTGGTTGATCCGTGCGGACATACGTTCGATCGGGGTACTATCAAGCAATTCAAAAGACTATCGGCTAACACAGTCGAATGCCCCATATCACGTATGGCGGTGCGCATTGATCAGTATGTGCCAAACTTCTACGCCGAAAACGTTCTTAATTACTTTGGCGAAGAAACCCGCAGGTCGACCATGGCAACTACAACGGCCTCTGGTTCTTCCATCAGCACGATTTCCACGACTGGAGCCGCAGGCGAATTTGTTCCGTCAACCCCGTTTGAGAAATATTTAACCGATCAGTTCACAACCATAAAAACAGACATGGCAAATATAAAGAAAAGATTAGTGATTAAAGATAAGCAATTGGATAGTGTTTTGAACATGAGTCATTGCGATCATATTAAAGCGATGCTACCATGTAGCAGCCATATGAAAACAGTACGTGATAGAACGTTAACGCCTGAAGAAAAGGAATTCCTAAGACAATGACTCGCATAGACCCAAACTTTTCCGCAAATAATGCATTGCCTGCGGCCGCGCCAGGAGATGCTACACCTCGCGAGCGTGAGGTAATGAATTATATTCATGATGAGCTAACGAGTCTCGGTACACAAATAGAAGAAACGTTGACTGAGTCCAAAGCGCATGACAATAAACCCATCCGCAGCCCATGGGCAGAAATAACGCAGTTCTTTGCGTCCTGCTGGCGCTGCATCACCTCAGCATTTTCTAGAGGACATTAAACAACAGAAGTGGGAGGGGTCTTTAGACCCTTCTTTGATACGGGGCGCATGCCTACAGAGTCGCTGCGCATCTTGCCCATAGGGGCTTTGACGGCGCGACCGTAATAGTCTCCCATTCCGTATTTCGTCGGCTCGGTGTGGGCTTCGTAGGTCTTACCGCGCTTAGGCTTTGTGCCGTAAATGCGCATGTTAGCCTTTCTTGTCTTCTTTGCCGAACGAACCCAAAGACCCAAAAATCTTTTCAGGAGAAAAGCATTCAGCCTTCTGAGGAATGGGGCCGCCCTCTAGTCCTGTTGCTGTTTCTTTGCCAAAAGGCGTGCGATGTCCCACACCATAATAGTTACCAGCAGAAATGCCCCGAGAGCTGCGATTATCATAACAGGGAGCCTTAAATTCGAAAGGGTATGCTCCGTCAATTTTTGTTTTAACAGCAAGAGCATCTTTTAATACTTTGTCCATAGCGGCCTCAATTAGCGCGTTTGCTTGGGCAGCTTATGGATCAACGCGCAATCTCCATTGAGTTGATCAGGCTTCACCTGCGATCCTGACGCGAGGCAGCTTACGATCACTTACCCACTCAACTAGTAACGGAAACCTTCTTTCATGGGGCGTCCTTTAATCTTGGAATCGCCATGCAGTTGGTCTCTTTTAATGTCCTCTGTCGTATCGGGATATTTGCCATCAATAGCTCCAGATCCTTCGGCAGATGAGAAATGCTTAAGGCTATTCTTGGACTTCATGGCCATATCTGAACTATGTGGCATGCCGCCGTAATCGTTGATTTTTCTACCGCTCATAAGTACACTCCCTATATGATTCTTATATGATTTTTTATAACATTTGGGTTAATGTTTACGCAAGTGGGGACAACTAGTTCCGGGCCCAGCACTCATCGCATTTGACACTATACCACCTACATTTCTCACGCATTGAGCCAGGTTTTCCACACTCTTCACATATATGCGCGCTTTCTTTCTCGGCTTGTGCAATTAACCGCCCCAATTCTTCAGTTTCTGAAGACAAATAGAATCTAAGAGTCCCGTATTTTTCTTTGATCTGATTAATTTTAATATCTAAATTATTCGATTCACAAATACCTTTTATGTCTTGAATCAAACATCTTAATAATTCAAACCATCCGTCTCCACATTCAAAACCAAACAGATACATGGAAGAGCGTTGGCTCAAATCAGAGAAAAGAGCCGGATAAATATCAATCAATGCCTGAGTATTTTCCGGGCTCACGATCTAACTATTCTCTTCCAGCCAGTGATAATGCTCTAAGGCGTCCTGGTAGATCTCTTTCATGTGGGTAAGAGGTATTTGCGATTTAAAACAAAACAAATTAACGGCATTTATGCAATTTGCGACGATATCATGAAGAGAAATGGACTCATCTTCATCCATTTTTAATATTTGAAGGTAGAAATTCTTTTCCATTATTGTCCCTGAGCTTGGCCCATGAGCTGAGTAGTGAAATCATTAGCCATGGCTGTGCGCTTGGCATCAACTCTTTCTTCATCTTCCTCGACCTGTTGAGTTTGGTCAAAACTTTGTATTTGATTCATCTTAAGAGCAGTCTCAATCTCACCAAACTTACCTATGACATCAACCAATTTATCCAGAGCTTCCATTTTGGCTTTCGTAGCCATAGCCCTATTATGGGTAATCTCACTAAGTCTTTCCTCAAATAGTCCGATATCGGCCTCTGTTCTACCGTGACGTTCTCGTGCTGTGGCAATATGTGCTGCTGCTCTTGCATATAACTCCTTAAGTTTGGCTTCTTCAAAGGTATGTTGAATGTTTTGAGCTTCCTGCTGCTGCGCTTGCATCATTTGCTCTTGCTGTTGCAAGAACTGCATCGCTTCGCCTTTGCCAGAAAGATTCATGTCTTTAATGATCATAGAAGGCGGGAAAACCTCACGTCCAAATAGCTGATTAATATCCATGAGCTGTTGAGCCTGCATGTTCTTCTGAGTAGGCGTCAGCAGCCCTTCTTCTGCCAATACCTGATATTTAGCGAATACTTTGCTGTAAAAGTGTGGACTTGGCTCTTCACCGATGTAGAGTTGAACCTTTTCAGCTGACCAGTTGTTGAGCACAATCTGCAGTAGACGGTCTCCAAGAAGTTTTAAGCTATAATCCCACTGGTCATAGTACTTCTGAAGTACCATGAGGTTGGCAGCCTGCTTGAGCATCGTTGTGAGAGAAGAGGCTTGCTTATCGTTCTGTGCAGACCAGTTCTCGAGATCAACGCCAGAGGTAGAGAAGATAAGAGAACGTAGCTGATCCGCAAGAGCCATATCGGATTCGGGGACGGCTGCTGGCTGAATGCGCTCGATGTCGGTCATGTCATAGCCTTCATTAACTATGATGTCCCAACCCTGCCCGGACTTCTTGAGGTTATCTTCGTTGGCTACGGCGCCGACTTTGCGCTTCCAGCCCTGGTTAATAGTCGCTTCGCTAATATCATGATTAATAATAATCCTTCTATTAAGTAAATAATTGGAGTCGCGCATAGTGCGAACAAGACCCCTAACGCGTAAATCATAGTAATTATTATGCGGCTCATAATTCCAATAGATAGGAACAAAAGGGCAACTATCAAAGCCCAGAGGATTATCCCCTTGGAACATAAGTTGGTCATTAAGTACGACAGCAAGTTTCCAGCAAGGAACCTCGACGGTGACTTCTTCCATGTCGGGTATGCCATAGAGAATCTGCTCCAATTGCGCTTCGCCTCCCGCAAAGTCGAAGAACTGATTGCGTGAGCGGCTATATAGGCGCTTCTTCTTTCGCTTCCACTTGTACCAGACATAGCTCAAGACCATCAAATCATTTCTTGCCATGTTGTAGTTTTCTGGGAGGAAATAGAAGGAGCCATAGCGCTGAGGAGTGCCGGCCATGGGGGCGATGTTCTCTAGCTTGTCAGGAAAGCGGAATTCGGCCTCTTTCTTGCTGATATACTCCTGACACCAGACAAACTGAGCGTCTGACATGTCTGGCTCTCTAAAGTAGGGATCGACGAGGAAGGAGTTATATTCCCAGACCTTGAGCTTGAGATTGCCTTGAGCCTGATCGTCGGCGTTGTAATCCAAATAAGGCTGGACTAAAACCATGCCCGTTATGCAAGATTGTTCGCATGCGCGCGAGAACTGTTCATGTATGCCTTCAGCATTGCATACATGGGTGATTACGCGGGTATATTGGTCGGTAGTCTGAGGATCAGCGCCCTCTGTGGGGATGTAGTTAATCGATTTGCGGTGTTGACGTTGATAGCCCGTGACCATATTGACAGGCTGCTGGAGTAGATTGAAGTAGAAGTTTTGATAGCTAAATGAGGGCGAAAAATTAAAATATCTATTAATAAATGTTTGCGAGCCCGCATAGAAAAGTGTATCAATATTACTTTGATTCCACCGAGCTTGTTCGATGGGCTGGAATTTGCTGTAGAGGTTGTCTAACCACTGGCGAACATTGCCTTGGTTAGGCTCGAGCGCATTATTCCACGGGGGATAGTAAAAAGACGTAAATACCTCGCTGCAGAATGTGGAGATTCTTATTTAAAGACTATAATAATTAATTTAATTGGGCAACTGAGAGGGAACTATGAACATTTGGGAAGCATATCAGCATCTAAAGGCAGGCAAAGTGATCAAAATGGGCGAGGAAAATAGCTCTACAGTCATTTATGTGTTCAAGACCGTTGAGGAGCCTCTAGGCATTGTTAGGTTCAAATCCGTGAAAGAGGTCGACTTTGAAGAGGGCTCCTCGCGGCCAGAGGCTCTTAAAGATTTACAATACGAGGATCTTGACGAGGTGTGCATCAATTCGTTCGAGAGCGATGACTTCGAATGTTTGACCAAAGAAGATCTCTTGGCACTGGCTCAGAGAGCTTGGGATGAAGTGAATGACGCATGATAATTGACTGCATCAGCGATCTGCATGGCCATTATCCGGAGCTCGAAGGCGGAGATTTGCTTATTGTGGCGGGGGATTTGACAACAACCTGTGCACTGGAATTCCAAATGGAATTTAACTCCTGGCTATATGCACAATCGCAACGGTATAAAAAAACAACTTTAATAGCTGGAAATCATGACAAACACCTTACGCATGTGGAGCCCTCACCTTTATATTTCTCCACTCTGAATGCAAAGACAGGCGAACAAAAATCATATGCCGAATACCTCTGCGACTCAGGCACCGAATTCGAGGGCCTCAAGATCTGGGGCACACCCTGGACGAGTGTCTTTCCTGGCATGAATCCTCTCTGCAAAGCCTTCACATGCGAGACAGAGGATGATCTAGATACCAAATTTTCCTTGATACCTGACGATATCGACATACTCATAACGCACTCACCGCCCTGGGCGATCCAAGACATGAATACGCAAGGCGAACAAGTAGGCTCTTATTCATTGCTTAGTCAACTGCTCAATCGGGTAAGGCCTAAACTACATGTATTTGGCCATATACATGAAGCATATGGACAGAAAAGCCTCTGGAATAGAACAACGTTTGTTAACGCCTCCCACGTCAACGAGCGATACGAGCCGGTCAATAAGCCCATAAGGATTGAGTTATGATTAAATTCCTCTGCGTAGGCGAAGATGGCTTAGGGGGCAAAGAGTACGTCAACTTGGCCCTCGTGTCTCAGATCACCATCAGGACGTTTGATGACGCGAGCGAGTTCAAGGCGCTTGTAATATTAGAGACTGATACGGGAACATATAAGTTTAGATTAAAGCCATTGCAATATGAAGAGTTTTTAACTACTTTTGAGCCTTTAATTATTATATAGCTTCTCTTTAAACCGACTACTCAGCCCCTTCTCATATATTTCCCCCGTTCCCTTGAGTATTGCCGTGTAATGTTCCTTCGGGATATCGCAAACAGCGCAGACAGTATAAAAACTGGCCAGGATAGCCGACATTAATTCAATAGGGTCTGTATCCGCCCTTATACCATCAAAAGTGGCTTCTTTTATTCTTTGATAGATAGCGTGTCCTTTATCTGAGTCCATGTCCCCCCTCATAAAATCGTTGTTTCATATATTGTTCATTCTTGCGGTTATATTCGTCAATGTCAAAGCGACTGATCTTGTGGGTGGCTACAGCATAGCGCAGAGCGTCTACAGCGTGGTCATTCTTCTTTAGAGGCTCGTCCTCACCCTTCTCAATGCGTCTGTCATCCCATACATAGCCCTCGATCTCGCGGATAAGATTCTTGCAATTGGCCTTAACGAGCAGATCGCCTCTCTTCATGAGCGAGGTCATGATCTGTATGCCGTCTGATACCTCGTTATTGGCCTCTGTGACGCGCATTCCTCGCCTGTTCAGCTCTAGTTTAAACGCAGCAGCGCTTGGATCCATGTAGATGCTCTTGGGGCCATATGGCTCTAGCCATTGCTTGAGATCGTCGGCGTACTCATGATTGAGCCTCTGGACTCCTCTCACCTTGCTATCCCAGTAATACTCATCCTCCACCCACATAACCGGATCGCCTTGGAAGCTTTTGCCAGTATTTACACCTATTAATACAGCAGCGAAAGCGTTGGATGTGCCGTAATCGATACCCACAATGAAATATTCAGCAGCGGTAGGGGCGCGCTTGATCACATGCAGGTCTTTATCAAAGAAATCAAATATAGCGCCCTCTGCCATGCACCATAAGCCAAGGTAATTGCGCTTGTAGAACACGCCAGAGAGAGAATTCTTTATGTCATGCTTATAGCGCTCTGAGACAAATGGGTTGTCGTCTAGCGTGAAGTGCAGGCTGTAATAGCGCTTATCGCCCTCTAGCCCTCTGTCTATCCAGCCTTTGACCTTATGAGAGGGTGCAGTGGGATTCATTGTGCCTATGAGCATGGAGTGTGGCAGAGAGAGGCGCGTATTGATCATGTCCAGGATCGAATCGGGATAGAGCGTCATCTCATCGCAGTAGCAAAGAGAGAATGTTTTCCCTTGAATCACGCCAAGCGCTCCGCTGTTGTTTACTCCAACGGTTGAAATGACTTTATCGCCGAAGCGTAGTTCTCTATCTCCTTTAGACCATGTACAAAACGGTCTAAAGATCGCGAGCGGGTCGGGAAGCCCTTGCGCAGCGGGTTCGATAATGAGGCGTACAGCATTGTCGAATATGGTAGAAGAAGTGTGGCCTATCATCCAGATCTGAGAGTCTGGACACATATAGGCTGCTTGCATGAAGCGGTATAGCGTTCCAACCGTCTTACCACACCGTACAGAGCCATGAGCTAGGTTTATGGTTGCGGTGGAGTTAAGGACGAATTCGAGTTGTTTATCTGCGAGAGGGTTTAGGTTGTCTTTTTTTGCAGCCATCGCTTTATTAGTTAGCATAATAGCGTTTGGCTTGCTAGTAAATTATTGCGGTACATATATTTTGTGGGGATCAGCTGCAGGTTTATTGATTTTTGTCATCGTTTCGGCTGTAAATGGGAATAAAATGGCCGATAATGGGAATGGGAAGAGGAATAATGGGAAGTAAATGGCTTGTATTGGGAGCGGGAATATCTAATTTGTGCTGTGTGGGGTTCTTTATGGGTACGGCGAAACCTGTGTATGCTTTGTGTTTTGCCGTTATCTTTGTGGGAATGTGTATATTGGCGAGGAAAGAATGAATGAGTCTAGCAGACAATTAGCGGAAGGTTTTGACAATATTAATGAATATTACAGAAACAATCCTCCTCTCCGAATAATTGATGATTTAGGCATTTATCATAGCATAGAGGTTCCTCTTCCTGCTAAATATAGGCGCCTGCCCTGCTCATGCGGAATAACACATAAATGGGAAGAGCCATCCACATTTGAACTCTATGATATATGTGTTGAATATAAGATGCAGCCAATGCAATCAAAGATTTGTAAGCGTTGCAAGGCGTGCAGAACAACCCTTTTTCTTGAGCTATATATAGAGGGGGGGCAGTCAATAAATGGGAATGGAAGGAAAGATAATGGGAAGCATAGCAATGAATAAGGCCAAGTGCCTTCTCTGCAACGATATTGTCGAGTCTAAACATCTGCACGATCATGCGCATTGCTCTTGCGGCAATGTGAGTGTGTGCGGAGGCTTGATTAACCCCATGATAAGGGCGACGGACTATTCAGGAGTGGGAAGCGTTGACGATGCGGAGTACCCCATAAGCAGCAAAAGCAAAGATGGCGAGGAATATAAGGACAATAAGGCAGACAAAGCAATCACGCGAGAGGAGCTTCTTGAGAGATTTGAATCTAGACTTGCTTGTCTTCATAGGCTACCTCAAATAGCGCGTTATTCTAATATTAGCGTCGATGAGCTTTATTCCTGGCTCTCTGATATATCGACGATCCTGCGATCTTTTTGATGTTCGGCAAGCTGTCTAAGGACAGCGTCTAAGCCTTGAGCTATTTCAGTGCCGAATGTCGGGTGCGGGTTCTCTATGTATCCTCTTGAGCGCCCCAAAGTCTTTAGAGCAAAGCACACTGCGCCTAGATTATTCTCATCATGTGCTAGTCTGTCTAATGTCTTTTCATAGCTATCAAGTCTTTTTTGCATACATTCATCGCGTATAGCTTGCAGATAAGGCGAGCGGTTTATGCGTGCATGTATGGTTGCTCCACTGATCCCTACTTGATCGCCTGCATGGTACAAACGCCCCGCATTTGCCCTTAAAGCCTCTGCAATTTTCTCATCTGGAACAGCATCGCAGCGTACTTTTCTTGGTTTAGAGATTTTAGTTATAGACAATCTTTTAACCCTTTATTTTCAGTTATTAACACTAAATGAATTTTTATGCATTGTTTTTATTTTCCGCTATGGTAATATGTAATGCATATCCAATGAAGGATGACTAAAACAAGGAGAAAAACAATGGATAAAATAACCAAGTCACTAGTTTACACAGGATTCGTTCATCTCGCTAACGCTTTAAATAAGCCAGTATTTATCGATGAGCGCACTCTAAAGCAGTTAATCAAAGCTAACCATTATTTTGCTAAGCCAGCGCGCGTTGCTTTAAATTACCATGAAGTGGGTTCCTGGTCTCTTAGCTATAATTCTACATATGGGGGGTGGATTATCGAGGAAATGCAAAATGAAAGGGGCGGCATATCTCATCCCATGACCAGCGATAGGCGCTCTGCTTCTGAATTTATTAATTCCATAAGCTTTGCAATGAGTGCTCTTTATCAAAAGGAGAGATCTCTATGACTAAAAACAAAGACTATGTCCGCCTAACCATCGGCATGACATCTGATTTCAAGAGGCAGTTGCGTAAAGCGGCTGCCATTCATGATAAGACTATGAGCGAGTTTATACTCATGATACTCAAAGAATGTGTTAAGCGCATGGATCTTGATAAGAAGGCCTAGTCTTGTATTAGGCCTGCCAGAGCATTTTGGCCTTAACTACGATTTCGTAATCTTCATCCCCGGGATCGGAGGCTGCCTTAAACTTGATCATTGCGTTTTCTACTAATTCTAGCAATCGGGGATCATCTCTGCTAAGTTTGATCCCTTGTGCTGAGTGCCTCTCTGACATCTTGGTTTCGCTATTCTTTATGTTAATGTTTAATTCTATCATTCATTAATCCCAGTTTTCGTTACGTTTCCAGGCTAGCACCTTATATTCTGGCTTCCAGAGCCTGCCTTCCCACGCTCTACCGCCCCACCAGCCCGCAACGGCCTTCTCTCTGTCTTTAACCCTCAGAAACACCAGGTCAAAGTTATAAGGCCTAAATCGCAGATCGGTAATCCATCCGGTGTTGCTTCTTGGAAGGTCGCTATATCGCAGAACCCGAGAGCCAACTTTAGCAATCCCCACTTGATAGTAAACATGGTGCTTCCCCTTAATTGGCTTCTGTATTTCTTGAGCCATGAACCTGCTCTAGAGTCCTTAACGCAATGGCGTTGACTAGCCATGGCGAAAAATCGCTGATCTTAGTGGGAAAAAGGTCAAGCCTTATGACAGAGGCGCTGATCTTGCGCTCTTTTTCTTTTCTCTCGTTGGGGAAAAGCTCAATCATGCATGATTACTTTTTTTTCTTCTTTTCGTGTTTGCACTTCTTAATCATGGGATCGCGGACGCGCTCATCATAGTCAGCGAGCTTCTTGTTCTCTTTCTCAGCCTTCTTCAAAGTAGATTCGGCTTTGCGGATCTTCTTTGTGACTTTGCGCATCTTTTTATCCACGATGATCCTCGTGCTATTTTTTCTTGTGAGCTTTTTTGGCCGCGGCCTTCTTGTGGTGTTTGTGCTCGTGCATCATGTGTTCTTCTTTGTGATGCTCTTTCTTGTGTGCTTTGTGTGCTGCTTTTTTCGCCATGGTATGTAACCCTTTGTTTAGCTGTTCTAGTGTGATTTTATCAAATGTTTATTTTAATTTAACCCTTTTTTCTGGGTATTTTTGCACCTGATTTTCTAGCCGTATTGAGTGCAATTGCAACGGCTTGCTTCTGTGGCTTGCCCGCATGCACTTCTGTGCTAATGTTCTTACTTATCGTTTTCTTACTCTTTCCTTTCTTTAGCGGCATTGCGGTAAGCCTCTCCTCTTGCGATTCCCAAATTTATTTGTTTGCGGCCCAGATTGCCTTCACCTTGTACGAACTCATTGTTGAGCACGGCAAGGATTTCATCTTCGAGCAGGAGGGCGTCAATGTAGATTTCATCGTCTATTTCTTCTGCAACAATTCGCATGGTTCGACACCAATTATTATTTTCCCTTTTTCTCCGTATAACTTTTTTGCAGTAATTTCTACAACAATTCGATCATCTTCTATGATTATTTTTTTCAAACAGTCTTCGTAGAACTTCACACAATTGCTCAAGTCTTTCCGCGTGGGGAATATTTCACTTCTAAGCATGGCTGCGCGTTTTTTCTTGGATGTAGACTTGGGAGGCTCATGTACAAAAGTAAAGTGCAACTTTAGATAATCTGAGATCGGCGGTTTGTGCCATTGCTCCATCAGCAGATTAGTAGCGATCTGCTTTTCTTTGTCTCGGGGGTTGTAGAAGATGTTGCGGGATCTGATAGGCGCTAGCCAAGATACTGGCTCAATGTTTAGTTCGAAGACATGCATACAACCCACTTGTTATAGTGGGTTGTAAACAAATTAATTTAATCAGTCAACGTATAGGGTTCTTATTCTTCCAATTGTAGATCTCTTTTAACATGCTGTAATAAGCATGCTGAGTTGGGCATGCTTTGATTTTTTCAGCCTGCAATTTCAACTTATCCTTGAGCACTTGAGGTATTACCTCCTCAATAGAAAGGAAGCTCAGCAGTGCTCTACAAAACGCATTTCCTCTGATTATGTGTTTAACCGCGGAGGGTATGGCCAATTCCAAAAGCTCGTTTCGTATTTGTATTCTGAATTCCAATGTATCTGTGATTTTTTTTAGCTTATTCCCTTCGGGAAATTTGTAGAAACCTTGCCTAAAGTTTTCGTAGTTTTTAGAATTATCTGCGCCACCTAAGGTAAAAATAAACAAGGTAGGCAGCGGCACTTGATATAATTTACTGTAGTCTTTCAGATTTTGGTAGTGTCTGTTTCCCTTGGCGCTGTAAAAATCGGCGTAGTTCTCAGAATTCCAATTTCTTCGCGAAGAATTGAGCAATATAATATCTTCTTCTACTATTTCCGCGTTAACAATGTAGTATATGGGAAGAGCGAGAAGTTCGGCAGCTTTTAACCGATGCTGTCCGTCGATTACTTGCATATCTGTATCAACAAATATGGGATTCGACGACAAAAAACTCTTTTTACTTATAGATTCTGCGATCTTTTGGACGTGTTCGACTTTTATTTCCCGATTGCATGGATGTCTTTTGAAAATACTATAGTCTGTTGTGACAAGGAGGGTGTTAACTGGAGGTTGCTCTAATGTTGTCATATATTTTCTCTAATTTATTGGTTATTTTTTGCAATTCCTCAATGAGCTGCTTGGCCTGCTCATAAAGCGTCACTGACTGAAATAGAGTAACTTTTTTATTAATATTCCCGCTACGTTTTCCGCTTTTCAGTAAATTCTCGCCACTTTTTTCAATGTTTTTTGTGGCAATCATATGCGCTTTTTCCGCCATGTAACCTTCCCTACCCCCAGCTCGGGCAAGCTCTTTTCCTATCACGCGAGGGGCTCTTCCTATTGCATAACCTATTTGGGCATCGCATATGCCCCTATTAACCAGAGTCTCAATTCTTCTGCGTTCATCAAGACTGAGTCTCATGTATGTCGCCATTATCTTTGCTCTCCCACCAGTTAAACAAATCTTGAGCAGTTACTTTTCCGTCTGTAACCTGCTCTATCCTAATAGCAATGTCTAACGCGGGCTTCCTTTTTTTACAAATATAATTTGACACGGCAGCGGAAGAGACGCCGATCAAACGAGCGAATTCTTTTTTCGTAAATCGTCTTGTTTCTAAGTATCTTTTTAAATTCATGCTTCACCTATAAAATAAACATTTGTATTCATTATACCTATGGGAAATTTTATGTCCACGAAACATTTGTTGTTGCGTATAATTCATACGTGTTGCTACAATCACGAGTGATTTTCAATTGCACATTGTGTACATTGATGATCGGAAACGAAATACCCCGAGCTGTAACTCGGGGCAAAACAAGGAAATTACTATGGCGCAAAGTATATTCAAGACATCCTATTTTCTGAAAGAAGAAGATATTTTTGATGATATCATGGATACCGATCCTGAAGAGACGGCCATGCTTCATCAAAACGAACTCAAAAAAGATGCCGATCTAAAGATCAATAAGCTTCTGCAATTCCTTCAGGAGCGCATAACGCAGTTCAGACAAGGCGCGATTACGTCCTCTGATCTTTGCTGCGAGATGTACAGACTTTCCGCACTTGTTAACGATGAGGTACATGTCTATGTTCGTCCCTAATCATTTGCAATCAGAAAATATTGCGGATCTTGTCACCGCTTTAGCCAAAGCCCAATCAGAAATGGAGAGCGCTTCATTTGATAAGGTCAATCCTCACTTCAAGAGCAAGTACGCGAGCTATAATGCTTTTAGAGAGGCTGGCCGCGTTCCTCTATCTAAGAACGGTCTTGCCATTACTCACCTTTTAGACGTTGCAGATAATAAGCGTCTCTTAGTTACTCAGCTCTCTCACGTGAGCGGCCAGTGGTTGCGTTCAATCATGGTCATCCCTCTTGAGAAGGAAACTCCCCAGTCCCTGGGAAGTGCTATATCGTACTGCAAGCGCTACGCTTACTCATCCCTCATGGCAATTGGAGCCGATGAGGATGATGACGGCGAAGAGGCCGAGAGCAGTTATAGACAGTCTGCTAAGTTGTCTAGCAATCAGGCTAAGGAAATTGAAGAGATGTGCGACGATCCTGAGTTTCTCAATCGGATTCTGCGTGCGTATAAAGTGACCAATCTATTGGCCATTAATGCCTCTGAGTACAATACAATCCTCAAACGAATTCAACTCACGAAGGAGAAAAGCCATGCAAGTGTTGGAACTTGAGCAGAATACTCCTGAGTGGGAAGCATTCAGACGTACACATATCGGGGCTAGTGATAGCCCCACCATTTGCGGGGTCAATCCCTACAAATCAGCCTACACGCTCTGGAAAGAGAAGGCAGTGGGCGAAACTGCTGCTCGAACCACTGCCATGATGGAAGGGCATAGGTTGGAAGCGTCCGTACGCCAATTGGCGCAGGAGTGTTTTGATATGGAGTTTGCTCCATTGTGCGTACTCCATGACTCAATAAATTATCTCATGGCCTCTTTAGATGGCTACAACAAAGAAAAAGAGAGGGTATTAGAAATCAAAACCGTGGGCAACAACACCTTCTCTAAAGTTTTAAAGGAAGGCCCCCTGCGATCATGGAGATACCAAGTTAACCACCAAATGGAGTGCACACAAACAGAAGCTGCTTATTTATTCGTGCTGAATCGAGACAGCGACAACTACGAATACTATTTTATGCCAAGAGATCAGGAAATCATTAATGAGATCCTAGCCAAGGATGCCGAGTTTTACAACCGCCTATTGAACTTCGAGCCTCCAGAGGACACACATGAGGAACGAAGTGACGCTCTCTGGAGAAATGCTGCAGAAACGTTTTTAAAGGCCAAAGAAGCCTCTATCCAAGCTGAGGAGTATCTGAAGACCTGTAAGCAGCACTTAATCGATATTTCGGGCACTACATCGTGTCGAGGGCACGGGGTGAGTACTACAAAGTACATGGCCAGAGGGTCTGTCGACTACACTAAGATCCCTGAGATCAAAGCCGTCGACTTGAACCAATATAGAAAGCCCTCAAAGGAA